TTGATAGTGAGGCGGGCACACTTCAGCTTACCAAGAATGTTACATTTTCTGGAAGTGGTTCTGGTACTTCCAACCCCGCCAGCACGCAAATTTATTGGCTTGGCACAGTTGGCGGCACTGTCAACAACACAGGCACGGATGCCGGTGCGTTTTCAATTATTGCAAGTTCTTTTGGTGCTACCGCAACAAGTGGTGCCCCTGAACTGCTTTATGTGAAAGCAAGTGTGGGTGGGGCTGGGCAGAACGGCAACATGACCGTTCACAGCGATACTTTGCAATTCAATTCGACGAGTTCGGCAGCGGCCAGTCATGCTTATGTGCCATTTTTTGCTAATGGTTTTGCTACTGTAAATGACAATGGTGGTTCTGGTACTGATGGCGGAGGAAATGGTAGAAATTATAATGACCAACAAGATGGTTTTCCTGCTACAGCAAATACAGGTTCAGGGGGAGGCGCAGGGGCTGATGGAGGTAATCCAAAGAATGGTGGTAATGGTGGTTCAGGAATTGTTATTATTAGATATAAATTTCAGTAATAATGATGTATTTACAAACAACAACAAATAAGATATAAGGAGAATAATTATGGCACATTTTGCAAAACTAGGAGCTAACAGTAAAGTTATTCAAGTATTGACTTTGAATAATTCTGATATGTTAAACGCTGATGGCGTTGAAGATGAAACAGTAGGACAACAGTATTTAGAAACTCACAATAACTGGCCTGCACAAATGTGGATTCAAACATCTTATAATACATCTGGTGGCACACACAAAGATGGTGGTACACCTTTTAGAGGAAATTATGCAGGCATTGGTTATACTTGGGACGAAGATGATAATATTTTCTGGCCTAAAAAACCTTATGCATCTTGGGTAAAACACATCGAATCAGCTTCTTGGAAATCACCTATTGGTGATGCACCAGCATTAACAGAAGAACAAACTTCACAAAATACAGCAGCTACTCACAGATGGTCTTACGTTTGGAATGAAGCAAATACAACTTGGGACTTGACAGACAGCAAAGCATAAATTAAAAATGGTGGTGGTATGCAGAAGAAAGTTTTAACAGAACAAAGTTTATTCTATGGTGATATTGATATGCCGAAAGGTTTTGAGATAGACCAAGAAAAACTTACCAACGATATTTTACAATCAACTTTTAACTCTAAAGAATTTCCATTCTCAAGAACTTGGGATATGTTAAACACATATATGAGAGACTTTATTGGTCTTGATTATGGTATCAATTTAGTTAACAAATCAACGTGGGGAAATATCTATAAACCTGCGGAAACAACAATTCCTTTATTAAATATTGATCCGGTGGATCTACGAAACTCTCCAGACTTTACTATGCTTTATGGTGTTAAAGTTAAAGATTGTTTTGTTCGAATACACTATGAAGATAATAGACGTAAAGGAAGAAGTTGGGACATAGAACTTAAAAATAATATGTTCATAATGTTTCCATCAACAAATATGTACTACCTAACTAACAATCAAAAAGATTCATTAAACTTTGTCCAGACAATAACCTATGAATATATCTAATTACTATTGGTATTTTAGTGGTGTCCTTACACCAAAGTTTTGTGATGATGTAATAGCTTATGCTAATCAACAAGAAGAAGTAATGGCTAGAACAGGTGGATATGGTGATAAAAAATTAAACAAAGATCAAATAAAAGATTTAAAAAGAAAAAGAAACTCTGATCTAGTATGGTTAAATGATACTTGGATATATAAAGAATTACACCCATACGTTCACGAAGCAAATAGAAATGCAGGTTGGAACTTTGAATGGGATAGATCTGAATCGTGTCAGTTTACAAAATATAAACACAACCAATATTATGATTGGCATTGTGATGGTTGGGATAAACCTTATGAAAAAGAAGGACCTGACAATGGTAAGATTCGAAAACTATCTATGACTTGTCAGTTAACAGATGGTTCAGAATACACAGGTGGTGAATTAGAATTTGATTTTAGAAACTACGATCCACATATGAGAGATGAAGACAAACATTTGAGAAGAGCAAAAGAGATTTTACCAAAAGGATCTATTATTGTATTTCCATCATTTGTTTGGCATAGAGTTAAACCAGTAACATCAGGCACAAGATATAGTCTTGTAGTTTGGCATTTAGGGAGGCCTTTTAAATAATGTTTATCAATAATTATTTCAACACAACTATCTGGTCAGAACAAAAACCAGAGTTTGTAAAATCATTAAACAAAGCATCTAATAAATATATCAAAGATGCAAGAACAAGAGAGAAAGCTTTTATTAAAGAGCACGGTGATTTTGGAAGATCATATCACTCAACACCTTTAACTGCTGATAATGATTTTTTAGATTTTAGAAATTACATTGGTCAAAAGTCTTGGGAGTATTTAGATCATCAAGGTTTTGATATGCAGCAATACACAACTATGTTTAGTGAGATGTGGGTACAAGAGTTTGCTAAAAAAGGTGGTGGTCATCATTCAGCACACGTACATTGGAATCAACACGTATCAGGTTTTTATTTTTTAAAGTGTAGTGATAAAACTTCTTATCCAGTATTTCACGAACCGAGAACAGGTGCACGTGCTACAAAATTAAAAATGAAACCAGACCAAAAAGGTGTGTGGGGTGGTAGTGAGTTAATACATTTTAAACCTACACCTGGAACTTTAATTATCTTTCCAGGGTTTTTGGAACACGAATTTGCAGTAGATTTTGGTAAAGAGCCTTTCAGATTTATACATTGGAATATACAAGCTGTGCCAAAAGAAATGGCTAAAGATGTTTAAAAAGAAAAAGTATACAGTTATCCGTCAAGCAATATCAAAAGACCTAGCAGCTTTTGTTGCAAATTATTTTATGATGCAAAAGCAAGTTTATGATACTTGTAGAAATGCTAGATACATTTCACCTTTTGAAAATATTATAGGTCACTACGAAGGACAAGATGAGCAAATTCCACATACTTATAGTCAGTATTCTAATATAGCTATGGAAACTTTAATGTTAAAATGCCAACCTAAAATGGAAGAAGTAACAGGATTAAAATTATATCCAGCTTATACTTATGCAAGAATTTATAAAAAGGGGGACGAGTTAAAAAGACACAAAGACAGATTTAGTTGTGAGATATCTACGACTATGAATTTAGGTGGTGATGATTGGCCAATATACCTTGAGCCATCAGGAGAAGTAGGTAAAAAAGGAATTAAAGTAGATCTTAAACAAGGAGATATGCTAGTCTATTCTGGCTGTGAGCTAGAGCATTGGCGAAATAAGTTTAAAGGTAAGGAATGCGTTCAAGTATTTCTTCATTATAACAACCGTAAAACACCTGGAGCGAAAGATAATATGTTTGACAAGCGTCCACATTTAGGTCTTCCTTCTTGGTTTAAACGATGATATAATCTTTAGATGGAGGCAGGGCACCACCACATACCCCCTGCTTCCTTTTAAGGATTATTTATGAGTTTAGGATTTGACGCAATATCAGCATTACCATTTGCTACATCAACAAATATTGGTGCAGTAAATGTAAATGTAACAGGAAATGCACTTACTATCACTATTGGTAGTGTAGGTATTATTGCAGATTCTATTGTCGAAGATCCAGATCCAAATAGACTTACATTAGGTCTTGGTACTTTAACTATTAGTGGTAAAGCTAATGTTACTGTTACTAAAAATGAATTATCATTAGGTTTAGGAACTATTGTAGTTACTGCTGATGCTAATGTAACTGCTGTGAAGAACGCGTTGACGTTAGCCACAGGAAGTGTTACAGTAACAGGAGCAGCAAATATAATTCCTACAGGTAATGCTTTATCATTGGATACAGTAGAACCAGGAATTATTACGTGGAACGATATAATACCAGGAGCAACAATGGTTTGGACACCAATAAAACCGTACTAATATGGCATCAACTTATTCAACAGATTTATCAATAGAACTTGTAGCAACCGGTGAAAAAGCTGGTCTATGGGGTGCAATTACAAATACTAATTTACAATTATTACAAACAGCAGCATCAGGTTATGTAGAAGTAACTTTAAGCACGGGCACAACTACATTAAGTTTGGCTGACGGATCGTCGAGCGCAAATGGTAAAAACCTTTATATTAAACTTGTAGGAACTTTATCAGGTAATGCTAGTCTAGCGATGCCTGCATCTACAACAGGTGGAAATGCAAACAGAGTATTTTTTGTAGAAGATGGAACTACTAGAGGTGGAGCTGGAGATAGTTATACAGTAACATTACTAACAACAGGTCAAAGCGCATCTACTCAAGTGCCTCTTCCAGAAGGTGCAACAGCTTTAGTTTATTCTAGAGGTAGTGTACCTGCAACAACATTAGGTATGTTACAAAAAGGAATGACTTCTGTAACTGCAGCAAGTAAAACTACATACACAGCAGTAGCTGGTGATCAAATCGTAGTAGATACAGTTGCTAACCCAGTTACAATTACATTACCAAGTTCACCTGCAGTGGGTGATGAAGTAACAATTATGGATGGTTCAGCATCAAATGGTTTTGCAACAAACAATTGTATTATAGATAGAGGTGGTTCTAATATAGAAGGTGTCGCTGCTAATGATACTCTTGCTACTAATAATCAATGTGTAACTCTTATTTATGCTAATGCCACAAAAGGTTGGCTATATAAATCAACAAATCAATAGGAGTAATTAATGCTTACGAAAATTAAGTTTGCTCCAGGAATAGACAAACAAGACACTGCTGTTGGAGCAGAAGGTCGTTGGGTTGATTCAGACAATGTAAGATTTAGATATGGACTACCAGAAAAAGTTGGTGGTTGGCAATCATTACTTACAGATACTTTAGTAGGTGTAGCTAGAAAACAACACGCCTTTGTTGACAAAGATGGTAATAGATATGTAGCCATTGGTACAGACAAATTTTTAATTATATATTTTGAAGGACAATTT